ATCATCAATACCCAGTGACTTATGAATCGGTCCCATTCCTGGCTTACGAGATACAGCATCGTGTTCCTCCTCAGAATCCCGGCTGGGATTCGTACATGCTGCCGCCCATGATCTCGAGGTCGTGCAGGACACGGGCGGCCATGACCTGCGCGGTGACTGCGTCGATGTTGCTGGTGCTTCGCTGCTTGACCGGCATGGCAAGCCCCGTGAGCCCCACGTAGAGACGGGCCGACGCCAGGCAGCTCCGAAGCACCGGGTCGGGCTTGCAGCGTAGTTGCTCGGAACGCACCCAGTTCTGCCATATGGCCCAGCCGCCTCCCATCCACACGATGGTCTGCGGTGCCTTGTGCCAGCGCCATCCGTGCTTGCGTTCCATCTGCGCGGCCCAGGCGGACGCCTTGCCCACCGGGTCGGCCACGAACGCCTTGACGTCGTACCGGCGGCAGACGTCGACCAGGCGGGCCTCGACGGCGTCGAAGTCGATGGTCGGCCCGGACACGCTCAGGTGCCCGTCCTGCACCCACCGCGCCAGCGGCTGGCGGGTCCGCCGTTCGTCGTGCGCCATGTCCGCCCCGGCCCACCAGTGGTAGCCGCGGGTGTGCACCTTGCTGCCGTCCCACACGGCCACGCACATGCTGGTGAGGTCGCACTGCGACCCCGAGAAGAACCCGCCCTGACTGAAGTCGACCGCTACCACGCCGGGTGCCCCCTCCAGCATCTCCCAATCGGTATCCACCGAGATGCGGTCCAGCAGCTCGAGGGGCAACGCACCGGCGAGGTCGTCGGTGAACGTGGCCAGCTCCTGCAGCCAGGTCTCCTCCCGTGCCTTCGGGTCGGCCGTTTTCAGCGCGTTCTGAATCTTGGTCCGGATGTCCCGGACGGAGATCAGCACGCCGGCGGACGGGTTCGCGTGGTGCACCGCGAGGTCGGAGTCGGGCTCGTCGGTCGGGTCCATGCCCCACAGAAGCGCCCACCACCCCTCGGGTAGGGCCTCGTCCTGGTCGAGGGCGATCTCGCAGGCCTCCCAGTAGGGCCACAGCTCGCGGGTCTTTTGGTCCCGGTCGGGGGTCGTGATGAACAGCATCTGCCCCGTGCGGGTCTTGGTGACGCTGGACATGGCCCGCAGGATCGCGGCATCCATGCGGGCAGCCTCGTCGGCGATCACCAGCCGGGGCGTGATGCCGTCCATGGCGTTGTCCGTGCAGGGCATGGCCTTGAGCGTCGCCTTCTTGTGCTCGATCAGGCCGATGCTGGTGGCACCGCCCCCGCCCACGAACCGCCACCGATCCTCCCCGCGATGCATCTTCTGAATGCGCCCGTGGATGATGTTCGCTTTGTCTTGCTGGGTGGCGACGCAGCACACCTCGAGGTCGGTCCCCTCCCACAGCATCCACTCGAGCAGGGCCGTGACGAGGCCCGTCTTGCCTGCACCGCGGGCCACCACCCACAGGGCGTACCGCGTGGCCGGGGTGCCATCGTCCGCCCGCCGGCGGGCCATCAGCACCGTCGCCGCGTGCACCTGCCAGGGCAGGAGCTCGAACTTGAGCATCCGGCACCGCTGCAGGAACCGCTCGAGCTCGGAGGCGTCCCAGGCGACGCCGTGGCCGGCGGGGTCCGCCCGCTCGGCGAGGTACCTCCGGCACGCGGCCCGGATCCGGCGCGGCGCGGCAACGGTGCCGTCCACGACGCCCCGGGCGTACGCATCCGAGACGTCGACGCCGGCTGCAGCAGTTGGTTCACCGGGTGAAGTAGTTGCTTCCCCGCTGTCTACGTTCTCTGTACTCAATCCCACCACGGCTGGTCCTGTTTCGACGGACCCACACCGCGGTGCCCTAGCCTTCTTGGCCCCCCCCCGGCCCTTGCCGGGGGGTGCTACCGCGGGTGATCCAGCTCCTCGTGGCAGGCGCGGCACACGACCAGGACGTTCCTCGGGTCCAGCTTGAGCCTTGGGTCTGCCCGCACGGGCACGACGTGGTGCACCTGCTCGCTTGGGTTGATCCCGCACCGCTGGCACAGCGGGCTGTTCTGCCGCAGCTTCAGGCTTAACCGGCTCCAGCTGCCGCCATAGGACGCCCGCTTGCCACGTGCTTCGGAGGCCCTTTGCGGCCACGGAGATTTCCAGTGCTTCATCGTTCACCTTCCTGCCTCCTCAGAGGCTGGGTGACGCTGGTGACGCATGTGACGCGTCACCGCATATGACCTCGCGTGTGCGCGTGCGCGTGTGTGCGCGTAACTCAGGAAAAGCGTCACATGCGTCACATCCGTCACCAAACGCCGTTTCCTAGTTGGAATCACGGCCAGTACCCATCCCGTTGATCCGTCACCAATGCGTCACCAAGCGTCACCCGCACGTTGCCAAAGCCGCGCCCGTGCTTGCGCCGCTCGGCCGGTATGCCGCGCCGTGCCAGGTCGCCCGACAGCCGCTTGATGCTCTTCGCGTGGATGCCCGCGTCCCGGCACCAGGCTTCCCAGCTTCTGAACAGGTCCGCGCTGGCGGTCCAGCCGCCGTCCCCGACGATGCAGCAGTCCTGCAGCCACGCTCCCACCGTGTCCTGTTCGTCGAGGTAGGCCTGCGTTGCCTTCAGGACGCGTTCGGGCGGGTTCAGGCCCCCAGCCTGCCTGAACGCCTCAAAGCCCTCCATAGCCCAACGTAGGACGCCGCCCGCCTCCTGCTTCAGCCGCTGCCCGAGCGTCGGGTCAGGCATGGCCGGCTTGTTGTTGAACGGCACCATGCACAGCCGCCTGCGCATGGCGTCGTCCACGGTCGCGATCTGTGGGGCGTGGTTGCCCACGACCAGCAGCTTGAACGTCGGGTCGAACTCAAACCAGTCCTGACGCATGTGACGGGCCACGATCCGGTCGCCGCCAGTGAGCTGCTTGACCTTGGCATCGTCCCAGCGCCTGCCCTCCTGCGTCTCGGTGGCGATGGCCAGGCGTGCCCCGGCCAGCATGGCGATCTCGGCCGGGTGGCGGTCGTTCTTGGCCTCCATCAGGGCATCCATGGGCATCGTGCGGGCGTACTCGCCCCAGGCGTGGCGGAGCGTGTCGACAAACACGCTCTTGCCGTTGCCGCCCGGGCCATGCACGAACAGGATCACGTGCTCGACGGTCAGGCCCGACAGCGCGTAGCCCGCCCACCGCTGGAGGAACGACACCACCTCCTCGTCGCCCTCGCAGCACTCGAGCAGGAACCGCTCCCACAGGTCGCTCGAGCCCCCCGGCGAAGCACCGACCTGCTTGGTGATCTTCAGGTCGAGCATGCGTTCGACGGCGCAGCCCTCGACCAGTTCGAACACGCCGCTCGGCGCGCCGAACGCGTAGAGGTGCGTGTCCCACTGGTCGCGTGTGATGGTGACGCCATCCTGGCACGTTGCCACCATGTCGAAGTACCGGGCCCAGTTGCCCGTGTCGTCGGGGCGGGCGGATTGGGCCGCCTTGATCATCTCGCTCCGGACGAGCCCCAGCCGGTCGCGTTCCCACACGCCGGTTGCGGACCTGATGAACCAGCAGTGCTGGTCGACGTCCCACACGTACTCCGCCTTCCGCGCCTGCTCACACCATGCACGCGCCGCGTCGTACGCGAGCGTTCGCTCGCGTCGTTCCTGTGCCATGCGCATCGATCCTCCCTCAGCGAGTGAGCAGTTTGGTGATTGAGTGGAACGCTGCGTTCGCGAGGTTGTCCAGGCGCCGAATGGCATCCTGCTCGACGATGCGGCCTGCATCGGCGTCCGCCACGATCGTGCGGTATCGCTCGATCAGGGTGCGCAGCACCTCGGCGGCAAGCGCCTGCTTCACTTCTAGCCGGTTGATCTCGAGCTGTAGCGCCGCGCCGAGCGTCTTGTAGTAGGAAAGATCCCTTTCATCGGGATGGGATGCCGCGACACTCGTCGCTGAATCGCACCCCACCCGATGAAGGGCCGAAACCACGTTCCGATTAGCCACGGCGCACCCCCTCGACCTTGTCGACGGGGCGGCAGGCTTCATGTTCAGGGCGGCAGAGCACGGCCCACGCCAGGGTGCCGAGCACGGTCGCAAGGATGATGACGAGGTCAAGCACTGCGCACCTCCAGCAGCGCGTTCTCGAGGCTGCCGTAATGGGTGCGGGCCGCCGCCCGGACGAGCTGGCGGATGACGTGAACCTTGCTCGAGCCGTCGAACTTGGCCAGGGCGGTCAAGAGGTCGTTCGTGGTGCGGTCGAGACCGACCTGCACCCGCGAGTCCTGCACCACCGGCACGCGCTCATCTTTCCTGCGGGACATGCTGCAATTCCTCCATGAATCGCAGGCCCATATCGCCGATTAGCAGACCTTCTGCGTTCCGGACCTTGGGCCTGTCGACCAACAAGGTATCGACATTATGGTGTCCGGTCAATCACATTCGGTGCCTAGTCGGGCACCCCGGCCGGATTATGTAAAGTCGCGGCCCTTCCTCAGCTGCTGCTGCCGACGCCACTTCGCCCTGTCGGCGTTCACCCGCTCGCACCACTCCTGGGCACGCTCAAAGCTGGGGCCGTGTCGCCAGCGCATGACCCCGCCGCGGAACCACCCCTTGCCAAGGTATGTCACAACGTGCCAGCGGTCGCTGGAAGCTTTCAGCACGCACCCGAACTCACACACGTCCTTGCGGTGGTCGGAGGCCCATTTCGGGATCCTTGCCACACTGGTAGTCTACGGGATGTATGCAGACTCCGGAGGAAGTGATTCGTCCCGCAGTTGGGCTAGGCATCCTGGCTTTTCAGTGGTGCCTGCCGATCCTGCCGTTTGCCATCGTGCTGTACGTGGTGATTCGGCTGGCGACCCGCCGGCCGAAGCCCAAGCGCCGATAGCCAACGCCGCACCCAGGACGGCGTGGCGCGGTTCAGCTGCTGGTGCCGCCGCTCGCAGCCCGGGCACGGCTTCAAGCCGGCCGCGCTGGTCGCCTTTGAGACGACGTCCCCCACGCCAGGCAGCTCTGCCTCGCACGGCACCCGGATGGGATGACCGCCGCCGACACGGAAACACGCCTCCATCTTTCGGCCGTCATGCACCCAGGTCAGGCGCTTCAGTTGATACGCAGGACTTGGATTTCTTCCGGAACCTGCCATGTCGACGGCCCTCCAGGCCAAGGTGTGTTGTAGCCACCGCCGCACACGTACCCCCCCGGGTCCGCGCACGCAGGCATGGGAGCGGTGCAGCACTTCCTGGGCGTTCCGAAGTTGTCGACGCCCACCGTGTACTCCGCGCCGGGATAGAAGCAGTTGAGGAGCCTGTACGTGCCCAGCGCGTAGAACTCGCCGGCCCCGATCGGTCGAACGTACGTCGCCACCCAAATCTGCGTGGCCGCCGTGGCGCTGATGTCCTGCACCGAGCAGTCATCCATCAGTCCATCGATCGTGAAAGTGTCCCCCGGCCACTCATACGTGACCTGCACGTACGAGTACAGCTGCGATGGTGGGTAGACGTTGAACGGGTCGTATACGGGCTGCAGGCATCCATTGATGTCCTCAATCAGCTTGAAGCACGTACCGATGTATTCCGGCGTTACCACGCGTTCGCCAGCCTCGTACTCGATCAGCTCCTGTCCGGGATTGCAGCCGTCCCACGCGTAGGTCGCGCCGCCCGTCACGGTTGGGCCATCGTCATCCACCAGGTTGTCGCACCAGTCTGTGTACTCCGGGCAGGTCGGCGCGAAATCCTCGATGTACAA